GCCTTTTCTTGATCGACATATTTGGGTCACCAAAGTTGACCTTTTTGACCTGATCGCCCTCGACTGCCAGCACCTCAAACTTCTTTGGACCACCGCGACGGGGCTTGTTGACCGCCGTGAAGCCGTGCCGCTTTTTAGCGGTGGCAATCTTTTCCGATTTGGTTCGAGGCATCAGTTGTAATCCTCGTCGAAGTTAGCGGATGATAACAACCCTAATCCGCCGACGCCTGCTGATAGGTTGCGCAGATGGCTTAGACGCGGATCAAAGCGGGCGAAGCGGGATCGGAGATTGCGCGGATCGTATTCAACGCGCACATCTGAAATCGCAGGATACTGCGTCATACCCCACGCTCTTGGTCCACGATCAGATACATCTTGAATTTCAATCGCCTCGGCCATGCCTCTGGCGTTACGGGCAATATCATCCGTGCTTGCACGCCCATAATCACCTATAACCTCAATGTCCTCCATCGTGCGAGGATCATAAGCGTAGACTGGGGCTTCGATGTTATTCCAGTTTTGCATATCCGCATTGACGATAGGAGCCGAAGACCTTGATGAGACTGGATAAACAGCCCCATCAACAACTGGGGAATAAGTTTCTGCAAGCAAATTGCTAGGTGAAAGGAAGGCACCCGTGCCAGAAGTCTTCCCAGTGCCTTCATCAGCACTTAGATAACTGTGACCACCCTTGCCGCCATGGAAAAGGTCTTTATCGTGGCCTATTTCCTGTTTGCGCGCCATCCGTGACGCCTCGTCCATCGGCAGGTCCATGCCCGTCGCGCCGCGCTGATATAGCTCGAAAAGCTCCATCTCGTCTTTTGGCGTGAACTTGGTCAGCATTTCGTCAGTCACATCGGCTGCGCGTCCAGACGACAGCAGCCCCGCGACTTCCTGCGCTGGGGATGACGGGGCTATAGGCAATTCACGCCCCTCATTGTCGAAAACCTTTTTTATCTCTATTTTTGAGGGGTCAAAAACCGTGAACTCGGTGTCGCCGGTAAAGTTCTGCCGCTTATTGCCTACAAATCCGCTTTTGAGAGCAGCTTCCTCCATTCCAAAGTCATCACGCCACGCGCTCGAAAGGTTTGCCTGCTGGAACAGTTTTTGCATCTCTGGGTCATCTGCATAGCTCTTCGCCATGCTTTCTTGGATTTTGTCATAGATCGGAGTGCCTTCAGGAACTTGATCTTTCCACGGCTTCTTCCAGTCCAGAAATTGCTCTGGGCGAGCCTTTAAGCCAACTTGATATGTCCTGCCCGGGCCTGCCTGTCGGTATCGCTCCATTGCCTCTAGGTCGCCCCACCTTGAGGCAGGGTTCATATACGAGTGCGCGACAACTTCTTCGTCAGTTAGGCTAAACCCACGACCCAAGTCTTGAGCGCCCTCCCCCTTCCCGATCTGGGATGTATCAAAGCTGCGAAAGTCGTAAGGCGACCCGTGGAAAAGCGTTATCTCATCAGCCTCGTCCACAGCCTGTGGCCCCAACCGAATATTTCCGCCCATAGAGCCAAGGGCATTGGGGTCAACCTCAATGCGCCGCGCGATGTCAGCGGCACGACGGCCAGCAGCAATTACAGGGTTGGGCTGATTGGCGCGATCAATGACGGCCTGAGCGGCGGAGCTAGCAGGCACAGACATACCAAGCAGCGCTTCCTGAGCCGCTTGCGCCGCTGGAATCCCAGCCCTGTTAGCAACCATCATTGGAGCCGCAACACCTGCCGTGTCAGCGAGCATTTGGTTGAAGGCTATTACCCTCTCAGCAGGCGTGCGGCCCGCCTCCAGCATACGCCCTGCTGCCTGCCCCGCGCTTGTAAGTGCTGCCGTAGGCGTCAACCCAAGCACCGTTTCGAGGGAAGACCGAAGTTCTGGCGGAATATAGTACATGGCGTCACGGCTTAAATCCTCCAAAGCCGTGCGCGCACTTTTCCGCGCTGGTTGTCCAAAGAGGTCTAGCACGCCAGCCATTTATTTTTTACCCTTCGCCTTCTTTGCTGTCTTAGCTGCCGCCTTGAAAGCCTTAGCGGTAGGCGCGCCTTTGCTACCGGGCTTGCGCATCTTCTCGCCAGAGCCTGCCGCAATCCGGCGGCGTTTGGCGGCGATGTTGCTATATAGCCCCTTTTTCGCAGGCATTATTTAGAGTGCTTCTTCCCAAGACACCGGCCTTCGCGCTTGCACGCTGCGGGCGTCGGACAGCCTTTGATCGGCTTGAATTTCATGGATTTCATGTTTTTGCTCCTTATGATCGGCGGGAATATACCACGGGATCGGCAGTCAAGCCACACCCCGAAGGTTGCGCCTGATTGGCTCTCGTTTCTCTGTGCTGATGCCCTGCCGGTAGATCGCCACCAGACCGAAGGCGTCTGCCGCGTGTGAGGCGAAATCATGCTCTGGCCCTAAACCAATATTGCGCACGGCGTCTCTCTTTTCGTGATACCAGCCCAGCGCCTCGCGACCACCCTCCGTTGTCTCTTTGTTGAAGCGTACGGATGGGAACATCAAACGGGTTGCCTCGATCCTTTGCATGGCTGCTCCGGCGCCCTGATTAGACACTACGTCAACCGCGAAGCCTGCTTCCCGCAAGAAGCCTTCAGGCGTCACGCTGTAGACCATGTCATGCTTGCGCCCGTCATGTGGCAGCACACAGACGGCGTCCTCATATCCAGATGACCTGAGCCAGTTGACGTGTGCTTCAAATGGCTGGCCTACAGCCTCATAGTAATCTAGGACGCGGACCTCCAGACCTACATACTGCACGACCCAAATCGCTGTGGCGTCCGACTTCCGCGACGTGCCGCCGATGTCCCAGCAGGCATAAGTTTTCATCAGTCCGTCTCTTGCCACGACGCCGATCCGATTCTGCAACTGCGCGTCGGTCAGGTGTCTGGCGTAATATGCGCCCTCCAGCACCGTCGCATAGCCGCCCTCCCAGATGTGATCATACCGCTCTGGCGTCATCTCCAAAGCGTCGCGCCGCTCATCCTCAAGAACTTTTGGGAACCACGGGTTGTCCGACCAATTCACATTAACGACGACGGTGTTCGTTGGTGTGTTTTCGCCTCGCAATAACATATCGACTGGATCAGTCGCTCGCATCGGGTTCCAGCTAAACCAGATTTCGGAGCCTTCTTTGCGGATCGTTGGCCGCAGCAAAGACAGTGACCGGTCCGATAAAGACTGCGCCTCCTCGACCCACGCCCGGTCGAAGCCCTCAAGAGACTTAACGCTATCCGCCGTGTGATCCTGCATACCGGTAAAGGTTATGAGCCCATCCCCCGGCGTCTCGATCACCTCTCTGTAGACCCTGAAGCCTTGCGCCTCGCCGAGATTAAATTCTGTCAACTTATCTTCAATTAGACGCTTCACCGACTGCTTCAGCGACTTCTGGACCTCGCGGATGCAGACCGCTCTGTAGCCGGGATGCCGTAGCGCCTCTTCCGCAATCAGCCCAGCAAAGAAATGCGATTTGCCGCTGCCTCGCCCGCCCCATGCGCCTTTGTAGCGTGACGGCGAAAGAAGCGGCAGATAAGCGCCCGCTGTTGGTATTTGGAGGCGCTTACCCGTCTGCATCTGGCTTAACGATCACTCGTTCGATTACCTGCGGCGTCATCGAGCCGTCTGTTGAGATATTATCGACAGTTTGGCTAGGTGCGTATGCACGCGGCGCCATACGCTCTGCGCTCCATTTCAACGCGTCGATCATCACCCGCGCCGTCTGAGCGTCCACGTCGCCCCTTCGCAACAGTTGGATTACATCAATGACGTTATCTCCGTGAGCGTGCCCTGCTGCCTCTCGCGCACGCACGTACTTGTTGCGAAATTCGTCATGCGCAACGATCCATCGCGTCACTGTTGAGAGATGCGGCGCGTCTTTTGTTTTGCAAAAGCTGTTGAGCGATTTGCCTTCGCCAATCCACAGGCAAATTTTTTCAGCTAATTCTTCGCTGTACTTGGATGGCCTACCAACTTTGCCCATCTTGTTTTAATCCTCTACCATTTTTGCAATGACGTGCTTGCGCACATATTCTGCCTCGAAACCTGCCAGCAAGCATATGTCAGAAAAGTCGGCTGTTTTGATATAGGCCCGATCTTGCCTCCAGCGCACGACATTTCGATATGAGCCGGGTTCATCCTCTGGCATTGGCCTCAGTGTATCACGGACGGCTGTTTCGAGAACAGCAGCCCACAGCCTGCGTTCGGGCATTGCTTGATCACCGGTCACGTCTCGTCCTCCGCCATCGCGTCATCCAGCAGGGCGGTCACTAAAAACTCGCCGACTGTCATTCCCGCTGGGACGTTTCGCGCCAGCCAATCAATCTTTTCGTCGTTCAGATGTTGCAACAGAGACCCTGTTTTTAGTCCGCGTCGGCGCAGGTAGGTGCTGGCGGTTGACTGGTGGAGACTCTCGCCGTTTGCCCGCTTGGCCTTGCGGTCCACGTCTGTCCGGCGTTTTCGTCCATTATTTGCCCACGGGTTGATCATAGCGGCACGACCTCGTTCTTATCAAAACCATCCCACGCGCCATCATCGACGATGGTGCCAAGCATGGAGGCAAGTCGCGCGATTTCTTCGCGGGCCAATCGCCAGTCAAGAGTCGTCATATCCTCGGCGTGGAATTGCGCCCAGAGGTATGCGTCGAGGCGGTCGGCGTATCGCAGCCAAGTTTCTTCGCTCTCGCTCAAATCAGGAAAAGCGCCTGCGATGGTATCACGCGAAACGGCTTCGACCAGCGCGTGACGTTCTGCGACCTCTGGCATCTGGCGCTTCATATCTGCCGGTAAGTCACCAACGATCATCTCACCGACGTCGTGGGTCAGAGCAGCGCGCAGAAGCGCAACTGATGGGTCGTGGTGGTATTGCAGGATTATCTGCGCAACCCGCGCATGATGTCCGTCTAGGCGGTCCCCAGTGCCTGCCATGCGCGGATTCGTATGCCATCGCATAACGCGACCGGAGAGCCAAAGCTGTGATGGTGTTGGCGCGCTCATGTCGTAACCTCCCTAATCAGTGTCTAAATTTTGCCATTATCTCTGCTGCCGCCTTGCGTCTGTCTTCGACCGCTTGCTGTGGCCTTGGAGGCTCTAGCACGGCCACTGGAGCCGGTTTCATGTCACGGCGGCGCTGCACTATCATATTGTGAAGAAGACCCTCATGCGGGCGCTTAGACGGGTATTTGATGAGATAGCGGCTACATGCAGTCTCAATCTCTTCCCTGCTGAACGGCTCTAGCGTGTCCATCCAGCCCTTGAGTATCTCCCGCTCCACCAGTTCGTCCTGCGGCAACTGGAAATATCGGCTCATCAGCGCCTGCGCTTTTACCGCAATCCACGCTCTGTGCTTTGCCCTATCATCGACCATCATTCACCCCCCATCGCGAGTTCCGCCACTATAGATCGGAAGCCCGATTGCTGGCGATTTTCGATTTCATCGTCCCATCGCTCCCCGTTCAGCCATGTGCTGAGATGCGGAATATACCTTGGGTCTGCCCCTGCAAGACTGTCAACGTATTCAGCCAGATTGGCGCTGAGAACTTCGGGGGCCACCTTTGCCTGTGCCTTTTTCCAAGCCTTCCGTGCAGCCCCTTTGCCTACCTTACGAGGATATGCAGACCATGCATCGTCGAACGTATAAGAGGTTAAATTTACAAGGTTATTTATTACAAGGTTATGGGGGTCGCATTTTGCAACAGGGGGCTGTTGCGTTTTGCTACAGGGGCTGTCGCGTTTTGCAACAGGGGTCAGGTGCAGTAGATATGACGTGCTTGTCTGCGATCCATTCACTCGCGTTCTAACCTGTCGCTGGATCAACCCGGCTTCCTCTAGTGCTTTCAAGTGACGAACGATTGTCGATTTATCCATCTCACATTCATCAGCTAACTTCTTCAAGCTGGGGAAGCAAAGTCCTGTCTCCCCGTTGAAGTGATCTGCCAGCCAGTACAGAACGATCTTTGCCGCTGGCTTTAGCCCAGTCTGTTTCATGGCGAGTGCGGTCATGTAATGACTCATCTGTCTCTCCCAAGTATTGTTTTAACGCTGGATTACGGATGCTGCTCAAAATATTCAGTCAATTTTTGCAGCGTCTTGAGCGATGTCTGCTGCCCGTTTTTTAGACGATGGATTGTCATATACGTCAATCCGCTACGCTCCGCGACCACTGACGCTCGACGGTCCGTCAGCTTTTCGCGCAGTTCATCCGCGCCCAAAATTATAATACGATCTGACATTTCTAATGGCTCCTTTGATTTGCCTGTTGCAATCTGTAACAGAGCCGGATATTGCTTGCAACAGAACAGGAGGAGAAAACATGAAACAACCCGCACCATACGAACTGCA